GGCCTTGAAGTGACACACCCCAACCGACTGCAAATCCTGATCAGACTCCGCCGTCTGGAGTTGTTTTTGTGCCACAGCAAACGCACAAAGGTGGAGTGTATCGACCGCCTGCAGTACACCGAACCGCGGATGTTTCTACGGGATCTGCGGGACTTGCAGGCACTCGGAAGCGAGATTGTGCGACAGGGTTCGCCGGGCAAAACGACATCCTACTACTGCCCGCGAGCGCGGGCGATTTTTCGGCATGATTGATACTTTTGAATGAGGGGAACGACGATGGAAACGACAATCACAATCAGTGGAATTGCACCTATTCTGATGCACAACGGACAGCTCGCAAATCCGTTGAACCCATTGGCGAAGGAGATGAAAAAGATCACATCCGTTCGCACAAAGACGGACGAACACCACATGGAATTGCAGCGGCTGGAGTTTTTGGCTGGCTTGTATCTCGATGATAAACAGCGGGTCATTCTGCCGTCAGAGGTGATTGAATCTGCGTTGGTTGAGGGTGCAAAGAAAGCCAAGCTCGGCAAGGCGTTCAAGGCCGCGATGAGCGTGTGGGATGCGGCTGTGCTGGAGTACGGCGAACAGTTGACGCCCGCGCAGTTGTGGGAGAAGGCGGACACCTACGCCGACGTGCGAGGCGTCAAGGTGGGGCAGGCAAGGGTCATGCGAACCAGGCCGCGATTCAACCAGTGGGCGGCGACGTTTACTGTCCATTGGGCTGAGGATCAGATTACCGTGGAGCAGCTGCGGACGGCGATTGATGACGCTGGCCGTCAGGTTGGGTTGTGCGACTATCGGCCAAAGTTCGGACGGTTTGAGGTTGTGGCGTTTGAGTAGTCAGGGCTTGGCATGGCACGGCGGTGCGAGTCGTGGCATGGCGCGGCAGCGCAAGGCAAGGACTCTTTTGAGTTGGTGGCGGTTTCCGCGAATGTTTTGGCTGGGCAAGGCGTGGCATGTCCAGGCGGGGCCGGGCAAGGTTCGGCGGGGATTGGCAAGGACTATTTTGAGTTGGTGGCGGTTACGCGAATGTCAGGGCGGGGTCCCGCTGGGCATGGCATAACTGGGCGGGGCATGGCTGGGCTGGGACTCTTTGAGTTGGTGGCGTGACGCGAATGTCACGGCATGCCTCGGCAGGGCATGGCTTGGTGAGGTGAGGCACGGCGAGGTCTGGCAAGGCTGGGACTCTTTCGAGTTGGTGGCGGCTTCCGCGAATGTCACGGCGGGGCTGGACTTGGTAGGGCGCGGCTTGGCTTGGCGAGGTCTGGCAAGGCAAGTTTCGGCAGGGACTCTTTTGAGTTGGTGGCGGTTACGCGAATGTAATGGTGTGGCAGCGTAAGGCTGGCAATGGTCTGGTGGGGTTTGGCAAGGTTTTCAGAGGAACAGCAGATGGTATTTAGCGACGATCTTAAGCCCGGCGACATCATCAGTCGGGAGGCAGTTGAAGCAGGATACAGCGCGAACGAGCGACGCGACCCGGTGGGCTTTCAGTTGGTTATGCTGCGAGCCATGCAGGACCTCCAGAAGCACCTGCGACGACTGCATCAGCGAGAACTGAGCATCCGCATTCAAGCCGAGGGGCTGGTGATTCTGACGGACGTGGAAGCGGCGGACTACAACCCGAAGCGATTCCGCGACGGAATGCGGCTGATGCGGCGAGCACATCGGCGACTGATGGCGGTGGACGCCAGCAAGCTGCCACCGGCACAGCGTGAGGCCGTCACCACGACGATTTGCAAACAGGCGCAGCAGTTGAGTATGCTGAGGGTTAAGACGGAGTCGTCTGAGTTGGTGGCAAAGACAGAACGCAAACAGCGCGATCCGAAGGTGATCGCGCGATGACACACAACAACCACCGCAGCACTGCATCAGGTCCGCTGGTAGCTGATCCCTATTGCGAATGATTCGCCGGTGGTTTTTCATTTCGACAGGAGGCAACGGACGTGCCAAAGAAGTCAAACAGGCTGAGACGATTGGGTGAGCGGGTGTTGGTGGCCGAGGGTGACGGCATGTGGCAAGCGGGCAAGGTGGCCAGAATCATCGAGGGCGAACAGGGCGCAGTGGTGTATGTCGTGAATTTGCGGAATGGCAGTCAGGTCTGGGCACCGGCAAACGCCGTCAATCCAGATCCGCAGAGACCACGGCGAGCAGACCCAACGCCGGAGCAGATTCGGCAGCGGTGTCTGGAGATTCAACAGGAGTGGCCGGACGAAGTCCGGCAACAGCGGGACATGCGAGAACAGCCGACGCCGTGGAGTGTTCCACGGTCACACTATCTCAGAGACACGCAGAGCGGGAGGACAGATTTTGAGCATTGACAAAATGATTTGGAGCACTGACACATGGACAATCATTGTGCCGGGCAATCCCGTGGCGCAACCACGACATCGGGTTTCATCCATTGGCGGGCGTGCTCGCACGTATCTGCCGAGCAAGCATCCGGTTCACGCATACAAAGAGGCAATCCGCCTGGCAGCCAAAGGCGGGCCGATTTTTGAGTGTCCTGTGTGGGTAGGAATCACGGCAACGTTTGCGATACCGCGATCATGGAGTAGGGCAAAGCGGAAGCAATTGGACGACATGCCACACGCACAAAGGCCGGACGCTGACAATGTGGCAAAGGCCGTGCTCGACGCACTGAGCGGGCATTGGGACGACGATTGCCAGGTCTACGAACTGAGCGTTGAAAAGCGATGGGGCACAGAGGCACAAACAATCATTTCAGTAGGAACATACAACGAATGAAACGCAAACTACCACAGGTCGCAGCACTGCCGCATGACGCACCGGACATCCCGGAGACGACGCCGGAGCACATGCTACCAGAGAAGCCGGAGGGCTACAGTCGGTTGGTGATCGGGCGCGCGGCAGGCGAATCGCTGACGATCGACTGCAACGGGGTTCAGGTGACAATTGCAGTTGTGCAAATCAATCCGCAGCGAACGCGACTGGCAATTGTGGCACCACGTGACGCGCACATTCTGCGGTCAGAGTTGAAGGAGGGGGCATATGGTCGGTGACGAACGGATGGCGGCAAAGCTGCGATGGCTGGAGATTGGCGAGACGTGTCGTTTGCCTGCGAGGTATCGGGCGGAAGTCACAGTCCGTAAGATGCTCGCATTGACGGGCTATAGCTGGACGGTGATTGAAGTGATGACACTGCAGGAGAACACGCGACGATTCACAGTCACGAGGGACGCATGACAGACAATCAGTTTGCCCCGTTTTTCGGGGCCGTCGAGGACGGAGCACGTGAACGTGAGGCGAGGGAATACGGACGCGACGGTCCACACAGCCGATGGGATCCTGGGGAAATGCCGTGGACGATCCCGCGGCGGATTCATCCGGAGTACCGCGAGCGATTGAGCACAGATGCGATTGATTGGCCGACGGTCGGCAAATCAGGTTTGACGAGTGAGAATGGGAGTAACGACGAATGAAAATCACGAGGGGTAAAACGGTGGTGCCGCGGAGGGTGATGCTGTACGGCACACATGGCATCGGCAAATCGAGCTGGGCGGCGCAGGCACCGGACGTGTTGTTTCTGAATCTTGAGGACGGGCTGAACGACATTGACACGGCAAAGACTCAGCACCTGCGGACGTATGCAGACGTGAAGGGGGCGCTGTCGTGGCTGTTTGCGAATCCGGATCACGGATTCAAGTGGGTTGCGATTGATACGCTGGATTGGCTGGAAAGCCTGATCCATGCTGACGTTGCCGAGCGGGCGAACAAAAAGCACATTTCGGAGATCCCGTATGGTGCGGGCTACAAGTCGGCGATGGCGCTGTGGGATTCGCTGTTGGACGGTCTCGACATCATGCGGAGAACGCAAGGTGTCGGAATCATCCTGCTGGCGCACACCGCGATCCGTAAGCATCAGGACCCGACGGCGGACAGTTACGACCGCTACCAGCCCGCGTTGCACGAGACCGCATCGGCACTGATTCAAGAGTGGTGCGATGAAGTTCTGTTCGCAAGCTATCGCGTTTACACTCGCAAGGAAGATCAAGGGTTCAACAAAGAACGCACCATCGCAAGCGGTGCAAGTGAGCGGTATTTGCGATGCGTGGAGACTCCGGCGGCACTCGCCAAAAATAGGCTGAACATGCCGGGGGAAATCGAATTCAGTTGGGCGGCGTATGCTCAGTATTTTGCGAGTGTTTCTTCAGAAGTGAAAGGTTGATGAGTCATGGCGAATTTGAGCGATCTGGACATGAACAACGTGCAGGCGCAGCCTGTGCGACGGCTGTTGCCAGAAGGCGACTATCAGGCGGTGATTGTCGAAAGCAAAACGAAGGCACCGAAAAACCCAAAGCCGGGCAATGGGGATATGCTGGAGTTGACGTTGGAAGTGCAGGGACATCCCCAGTTCAGTGGCGCGAAGTTGTGGGACAATTTGTGCATCCGTCATGCAGGGACGGCTGGCACGATTGCGTTGCAGCGATTGAAGGCAATCATGGACGCCTTCGGGTTGTCAAAAATTACAAACAGTCAGGAGTTGCACAATCGACTGTTGACCGTCACGGTAGTTCACCGCGAGCACGACGGTGAAATGAAGGCACAGGTCAAAGGCTACTCGCCCAAACGTTCGGGCGGTCAGCCGATGACGCAGACATCCTACGCGGTACCGTCTGCAGGTCCGGCGAATCCGTTTGGTTGATGGTTCTATGTTGAGGGGTTCCGAGACCCGGCAGCGGTCAACGCTGCCGGGTGTTTTGCGGGAGGGGATCGGTGGAAGCGAGATGGTATCAATCGGAAGCAAATCAAGCCGCGTGGCAATTTATCAGCGACGGACGCGGAAATCCGCTGATCGTGTTGCCGACCGGAGCCGGGAAAAGCATAGTGATTGCCTTGTTGATCCGTCAGGCTGTCGAGTGGGGGCAGAGGGTGCTGGTGGTCGCACACCGCAAGGAACTATTGCAACAGAACGCGGACAAGATTCAGCGGTTGACGGGGCTAAAGGTCGGGATCAATTCCGCTGGACTGAATGAACGTGACATTGACAGCACCGTGATATGTGCGGGGATTCAGAGCGTCTATCGGGACGCGGCTGAGTTTGGCAAACGCGGTCTGGTGGTGATTGATGAAGCGCACCTAATCAGCGACGACGGCGGGAGCATGTATCGGCAGTTCCTGGACGGACTTCAGCAACACAACCGCAGGCTGTTTTGCGTGGGACTGACAGCGACACCATACCGCACGGGTGAGGGCAGTCTGGCGGGTGAGGGCAAGCTGTTTTCGGGCGTCTGTTACGAAGCGAAAACCGGGGCATTGATTGAGGCCGGATTTCTCAGCAAGTTAAGCAACAATCCGGCAGACAGTCAGGCGGATCTGAAAGGCGTGAAGGTCCGCGGCGGTGAGTTTGTTGCAGCGGAGATGGAAGCCGCGTTTACAGGCGATGCAATCATTCACGCAGCGGTTTGCGAGTTGACGATTGCCTGCGAGTACCGCAAAAGCATTCTGGTGTTCTGCGCGGGTGTCCATCATGCCGAACAGGTGGCGGCAGCACTCCGGGATCTGACTGGGCAGGAGGTCGGATTGGTCACGGGTGAGACTCACGCAATGGAGCGTCAGCGGGTATTGTCGGATTTCCGCAACGGCAGTCTGCGGTGGTGCGTCAATGTGGACGTGCTGACAACCGGATTCGACGCGCCGGGGATTGACGCGGTGGCCGTCCTGCGAGCTACCATGAGTCCGGGGCTGTTCGCTCAAATTGTCGGGCGTGGCCTTCGGATTGCAGACGGCAAAACGGACTGTCTGATTCTGGATTTCGGCGGCAACCTGCAGCGGCACGGGGCACTTGATGCGGACGATTACGGCATCAGCAAGCCGAGGAATTCAGACGGCAGCGAAGCACCGTCGAAGGTCTGTCCGAAGTGCAAACAGGAGGTCCATTTGTCCGCCGTCAAGTGCAGTGAATGCGGGCATCTGTTTGTCCGGCAGATGGATCAGGCACCCAGACACGGCGACGAAATCGACACGACTTCCAGCATCGTCGGAGCACCGGAGCCGCAATGGTACGACGTTCAGGAAGTCAATTGGCATCTGCACCAGAAAAAAACAACACCTGGCAAACCGCCCACGTTGTGCGTGTCGTACTATGTCAGCGACGACACCATGCCTGCCGGCAATCTCGGCTGGATTGTGGTGCGTGAATGGGTCTGTTTTGAACACGAAGGATTCGCATTGCAGAAGGCGTTTGCATGGTGGGATGCGAGATCTGTTTTCCCGTTCCCCGCAAGCGTGGCGGAAGCAATCACGGCACTCAATCATGGGTCAGCCCGGAAGCCTTCGCGATTGTTGGTGAAAAGGGAAGGCCAGTGGGACAGGATCGTGCAGGCTGAGTTCAGCGAGGAAAAGCCAACGATGATTCGTGAACTGACGGCACAAGTCAGCGACTTCAATGAAGATTGTCCGTTTTGATTTTTGGAGGGTGAGACGATGACAGAACGAACGTGTGAGAATTGCAGGTGGTGGAAAGGCCGAGTGACAGGATACGGGTATTGCCACAAACGACCGCCGATCGTTTCGGGCGGCGACGAGTCATTTCCGTCGACGCACAAATCAAATTTCTGCGGCGAGTGGTCCGACGCGAGCATCACGCCGGAGCAGGAGGAGCGGCAGGAGTTAATACGACGGTTTGCGGTGGCGTTGATTTCGGCAGGAATGCCGATCGACGACACAACATGGAACGAGGCTGCGAAGTTTGCAGCAGCAGAACCACAGATTCAGAGGGAGGTGCAGCAGTGAGCGAACAACAGCAGACACAGGCAACAGATGACCCGAGCGGGCCGGAGACGATGGAGGATCTGCGGCGACGGCTGGCAGAGTTCGAGGTGTTGCTGGCTGAGGCCGATCGTGGCGGCGAGCAGGTCAACGCCGAACTGCAGCAGTTACGGGAGCAGGTGGCGACGTTGACGCGGGAGCGTGATCGGTACCGTAACCAATTGGCTGGAGCGATCGAGCACGGCAAAGCACCGGAGGCGCAGGCGCAGCTGCTGGATCGGCTGCAGGCGTGGCTGCGTCCAGTTCTGGAGCTTGTCGCTGAGCATCCGGAGGACGCCAGCCCGCTGGCCGTGGCTGTGCTGGGATTTTTGCCAGGGATTGCGTCACGGCTGATTGAGGAATAGTGATCGACTCGCAAGGATGCGCGTGGTAAGATGCGCGTGGCGGTATGCGACACTGCCACCCAATTGATTCACCCGGCAGCGTTGCCGGACTTAACCCACTACAGGCGAGGTCGCATCTCGTCTGTAGTGGGTTTTTCTTTGGAGTGTTGGAGATGGATCATTACAGGCGAGTGCCGACGGAGTTGACCGCCCTGAAAAGGTGGTGTTGCTGGAAGTTGGTGAGGGGTACAAAAATGCCCACACAGGCTACCGGCACAGCGGCGAAGTCGAACGACCCGAGCACGTGGGCGGAGTTCGAGACGGTGGAGCACTTCGACCGCATCGCGACGTTTTTGGAGGAACCATATTGCGGCGTCGATCTCGATGGCTGTTTGGAGGACAACGGCAGTCTGAAGCCGTGGGCGTGGGAGCTGGTGGCGAAGCTGTCCGAGGTCAGCTACAGCGAAGTCAGCCCGAGCGGGCTGGGGATCAAATTCATCACCCGAGCACGCAAGCCGGACGGCGCACGTTGCACGCACAAGATCGGCGAGGGTAAGCAGCAAATCGAATGCTATGACCACTCCCGATTCTGGACGGTGACAGGGGAGGTCTACGCCGGGTGCGATGAGATCAAGGACGGGCAGGCCGTCATTGATTGGTTGTGCGGGGAGTATTTGAGTAACAAGGCAGCGGAACCGAAGCCGCAAAAGCCTGCAACAACCGGCAAAAAGGCGCAGCAACCGGCACCGACACAGCCGGACGCATTGATGCAGCGAGCGTCAGCGTGGATGCAGTCGGTGGAGCCTGCCAGCGAGGGCGAACGCAACAACAAGGCGTTCCGCGTGGCCGGCAATCTTTGGGCCTTCACGGATGGCGGCGGGCAACGGTTGGCACCGGATCAGGTCAACGAATTGATGCAGGTGTGGAACAGCCGGAATGCGTCACCACTGCCTGACGACGAACTGCAGCGGGCGATTGCGAGCGCACGCACGAACGGCAAACCACGAGCCGACAAACTGCCTGCCGAGCGGGTGGATTTGTCTGGGTTGGATCTGTCCGCGTTCGTCGCGCCACGGCCAACAAAAGAGCCGCGGAAGGTCGATCCGGAATCAGCACTTCCGCCAGAACTGCTGGAGGTGCCTGGATTGATTGGCGACGTTGTCCGGCACAATCTCGCAACGGCACACTATCCGTTGCCTGAACTGGCGCTGGCGGCAGCACTGGCGTTAATGAGTACACTGACGGCGGGCAAGGTGATCGACAGAGTCAGGACACGCACGAATTTGTATGTCATCGGGCTGGCGTTGTCGGGATCGGGCAAGGACCACGGGCGCAAAATCAACAGGCTGATTCTTCGACAAGCGGGACACGCTGACACTGTCGGACCGGAGCGTGTGGGCAGTCATGCCGGCATTATCGCACGCATGGCGGAGCACTGGCGGACATTGTGGCAACTGGATGAGATTGCCCACCTTGTCATGGCGATGCAGGACAAAGGCAGTCCGCATCTCGTACAGATTTCTGCCGTGTTGATGCAACTGTTTTCGTCGGCTGATTCGGAGTGGATTTCGGACGCCTACGGCGACGTAAAAAAGGTCAAGCGGCTGGAATATCCGCACGCAATCATTTACGGAACAGCCTGTCCGGAAGATTTCTGGAGCGAGTTGACGGAACACAACCTGAAGGGCGGTTTGATCGGCAGGTGCTTAGTGTTTGAGAGTCCGGGTTACGTCCACTATCAGGAGCCGGAATGGGTGGACGTGCCCGCGGACATTGTCGCGCGTGCGCGGTGGTGGCTGGATCTGGACACGGGAGGCGATGGCAATCTGTCAGACATCAATCCACCGGGGGCCAGCCCGCGGCGCGTAGACAGGGACGAACAGGCACAGCAACGACTTCATCAGCACACCGTCGAGATCAGCGAACGCCGGATGACGGAGGACCCGGTGAGGTCGGCGATATGGAGCCGAGCCGCGGAAAAAACGAACAAGCTGGCCCTGCTGTTTGCCTGCAGTCGGTGCACCGGGCAGGAATGGCCGGTCATTCGATTGGCGGATGCGGATCTGGCGATTCGCCTAAACAACTGGCTGACGCGCAGAATGCTGCGAGGGGCCGACAGACACGTCGCAGGCAGCGAGTACGGGAAATTGGTCCTGCAGGTCAGGCGGCTGCTCCAAGAGCGTCCAGGCGAGCCGTGGACGCTGACAGAGATAACCAGACGCACGCGCAAGTTGACGCCAAAGCAAAGACTCGACATCCTGCAGGATTTGCAGACGGCTGGCGATTGTACGTATGAACAGGTCGAGGCGAACGGCAAGCGGGTTTCGGTGTACACGTCGACAGGTTTGTGACTTCCGACAACGGCAGGGAATTCAGCCTGAATTCCGGGAATTCAGCGAGCGGAAAAGTCTGAGTTCCGCTGAATTCCCTGACGGCAGGGAATTCAGAGCGACGCCGCAAGTCTAGTAAATATCTATGTTTATATACATGATTGAGAGTAAATTCCCTAATTCCTATAGGGTCAGGTACTACTCTTGATTTTACCTGTTTTGGGCCAATTTTCTCTTTCACGTGTGTGCGAGGGAATTCAGGACGCGGTCCGGTATCTCTCGAAAATCCCCCACAAAAAGAATTGACACACTCACCAATCTCCCGGACGATGACGGCGACGGTGCCACCCGTCACCCCTCGCCCCTGCCGGTCGTCGTTCCGGCAGGGGCCTCTTCCACCCGGAGGACAGCAGAGAGGGGTCTTTTCGAACACGAGGGGGGAACGGACATGCGACCGTGGAAACTGGAAGTCG